ACGTGGGTGTGTCCCACAATTAGCGTATGCTACGCCTATTGCTCTAGCCATCAAAGATGGAAGAGAGGCAGTTCTTTCAGGATGTCTTAACATCGCTAAAAGTTGTAGCTCATCACGCATTGGCATAGTACCTCTGTTGCGGTACTTTAGAACTTCCGCTCCTTCAAGGGAGGGGAGGATTTCACTCTTCTTTGAGTTAAGAGTGGAGCCAAAATATTCTTCAGCGTACATGCTGAAGTATTGTAGAAAACTTGGGCTAAGTAGAGTATAATTATAAGGTGAGATCATTAAAGAATCATCGCCTTGTACTTTAATACAGAACTTAGTAATATCGAAACCCATTCTTGATAGAATGGTGAAAATCATGACACTATTATAAATAGAGTCAAGTATCTGAGTTTGAAAGTACCCAGAGTAAATACCAGAATGGTTAAACCTTAATAGGTTTCCATTAGGTAACATCAGTGGAATTGACAGAATTGCGTCTGTCATCCAATTCCACAGGTTTTCCAATCTCTTAGGATTGGTGTCGGGTGTTTCAGGGTAGTAGATAGTTGGGTGATATCCATGTTCGAAAGTGAACATTGGTCTCATTATCATAGCGTGAATATCACGAATGATAGTATGGCGAGCGTCTTTGTCGAAACGACTCCAGTCGAGAGTTATGACTGAGTGGTAATTCGGCATGACTTTGCTAGCCCATGAGTATAATCGGGACCATCCACCAGTTAAGGTTTCATATCCCCATAGCATTGGAGATTCAGAACCTCTGGCGAGAAGACTAACTTGTAAAGGCCATATGAACATAAGTTCGGCCATCAAGAGAGTCGAGGGGGCACCGAAAACGAGGCGGACCTTATCGGGGTCTTCACCTTCTACTAGATGTTGCCTTGCAAAGGCAGTATTCCAGTAACGAAGGTCATGACCACTTCGAGTAGTGGTATGTCCGTCTTTAATTAAATGGATATTTGTTCGATTGATGGAAAACATCTCATTATAGAGATTTCTTTTTGTCATTCTCCTATCTATCATCTCTGGTTCGAGACGAGTATGGTGAGCCTC